CATCCTTTAACGAAAGAGTGGTTAGTATTCTGTGCTGCTGCTCTAAAGCCCCTCTCATTATTATCACATGGAGTTTTAGCTAGCACTATCCTTGTATTGGGATTCAAATAATAAACTTGATATTGCCCTGCAAATACGATAGTGCTTATGAAGAGTAATACTACTAGCGTAATTTTTTTAAGATGCTGCATACTTTCTCCCTTAGTACAACATATAAATCTCTACCATAAAATTCCCAAGTAATTGCACCACCTATAAACCATAATAAATACATCATGCTTTTGGTTTCCTATGTCCATAACCTTTTTTCTTAAGCTCTAAATGCTTAGCTTTAGTGGGAGCTTTAACTGCTTTGCCCGTCTTCATATCATACATCATATGCGATTTAAATACATCACCCCCAGCTTTCATCTTCTTAGGATTTACAATCCCCATTCCTCGGCAGCCTCGCATTATCTAGCCCTTTTGGCTTTTGTGTGACCTTTAATTGCGCAGCCATCAATCCTACCGCCTTTTTTAAACCCAGTCATGCTTGGTCTACTAGGTCCACGTTTTTTCAGATCAACTTTTGGATCTTTGTTTCTAGGTTTAGGTCCAGTACTTGGGGCTTTCATAGAAGTCATAGTCGGTCCTGAAGGTCCGCGTTTTTTTAGATCAACTTTCGGGTCTTTATTTCTAGGTTTAGGTCCAGTACTTGGAGCTTTCATAGAAGTCATTCTAGGTCCTGATTTAGATTTAGACTTAGATGCAGTAGACTTAGACTTAGATGCAGTAGATTTAGACTTAGATGCAGTAGACTTATCGTCTCTAAAGTATGTTCTTTTATTTTTAGCCTTTGCCCCAAAGCTACCTTTGTTATCAACATCCTTTTTCTTAAGTTTTTTGATTTCAGCGTCGGACAATCCTTTTTTCTTAAGTTTCTTTTCTGTTGTTTTATTAATCTTGCCATAGACTTTTAGTCCTGCATTCTTTTTGTTTTGCTTTTCAGCTTTCATGACTTCGTTGTTTAAGTCACTTTTTACTTTCTTCGCTTTTCTTTCTTTAATCTGTTGACGAAGTCTATCTTGTAGTGATGCCATTCTAGTTCTCCTCAGTTAAACCATACGACCACGGGTGTGACCTTTAGTAGCACATCCGTCTGCGCGTTTAGATGCTGAGCTAACTGTCCCGCCTTTTTTCATTTTCTTACCTTTAGCTTTCATTATAGCGCCGCCGGCTTTATATCCTAATTCTTTTCTTTGCTTATCTATTCTTTTTTTGTTTTTTTTATCTGCTTTTCTCTTAGCGGCCCTTACTTCATCTGAATCAAAAAATCGTGTGCCACCTGGCTTAATACTTGAATCGAGAGGGGTAGTTTTTTTAACCTTACCACCTTTCCTCATTTTTAATTCACCAACTACGCGCTTCTTTTCAGCCATCAAATTATCTTTGCCTTTTCGAGTATAGGCTTTCTCATTATCTACTCTGCCTAATTCTTCAAGGCGGTTCATTCTTTTGGTATTCATGCTTTTCTCCTTAGTGAACTCTCGTCCAATTGATTGTTTAACGCCTACTTTTTTAGCAAACTCTGGGTTATTAGCCACTGCCTGCATAAACTTTTTCTGCTTTTTACTTTTTACGGGCATTACTTATTAATCCTGTTACTTGAAGCTTCAGGCTTTCTTGGTTTAGCACCTTCGTCTTCAATAACTTCTTTTTTACCAAATAGCTTTTGTACCGTATTGGTTTCCCAAATACGAATAACCATCCATATAATAGTAAATAGTGAAGCCATATGAGGAAGCCATGAAAGCATTGAGCCCACAGCCGTGAAGATAGACGTAGCGTCTAGTAAGTGTTTCGTCGATTCATCCATTTTTATCATTTCCATTATACGCAATCTCCTAATGCTTCAAACCAACGCCTCAGTTCTTCGAGGTGATCTTCATTCTTAGTTGGTTTGGGCTCTTCGTCCATATTTTATCCACAGAATACCGTTAATGATGTAACTTGAGTTGTTTGAGTTAATACCCCAAACGACGCAAGTGCATCAGTTCCGTTAATTAAAATTCCATCACCGGGTAAAGCCATTTGTTGTGACTCGACTGCAGCTGGAGTAGCTATACTTAATAAAACTTTATCTGATGCTGCATTACCATTTAAGGTTAATGTAACACTACCTGCTCCTGCAGAACCTACAAAATAAAATCCTTTCATTCTTGCTCTGGGTAGAGCAGTTCCATTAGCAATAGCATTACCAATACTTACATTGGTTGCTACAGCTGCATCGGAAGAAATGCTAGTAACTCTAGAATAATAGTTTGTGGAAATTGCAGTGTCGGTATCAACGCCATCTACAGTTTCAGTGGTTACTGACTGAGTTAAATCCCCAACCTTGTATCCAGTGATAGTAAATGTAGCGGCAGTTGCATCGCCTGCACAAGTAAATAGAATTTTATACCCTGCACCATTATCTAGAGGCTGATTAGTTTTTAGAGTAACATCGCCTGCGCCACTAATAACAGCAGCATCTCTATATAGCGTAGCTGAAAAGCTAGGAGTGACGGCCCATATATCTGTTGTTATAGCCATTGTCTATTCTCCTATTTAAGCAATAGTTGCAAGAGGTGTAGAAAGTGTTTCAGCTTTCCACGTAGAGTTAGTACCATCATCAGAAACACATGTTAATTTAACTCTCGCGTTTGCAACGGTTGCATTAATTAATGTTAGTGTGTCCCCTGCAACATCACTAGCTGCATTAGCAGCTACACCACCCATAAGTGATAAAGCGCCAAACCAATTAGATACGCCTGCACCTGGTAATACATAAGTTACAGTTGTACCTGCGCCAACTGCAGTAGTTACAAAAAATTCATAAGTTAAACCTGCGTTTGCTGTACTTAAAGCAGGCATATTAACAATGATGTCGCCTGTACCGTCTACTTCAAATAATGTTCCTGATTGAGCTGCAGTAAGAGTTGTTGTAACTGCTGCGCCGGTGTTGAGTGTTGTGTTATCTACTACGATAGGTCCGTTAAAGCCCGCTGTAGATGTGACTGGACCTGAAAAGGTTGTGCTTGACATAATTATTTCTCCATACAAAGTTAAGCTTATCTGTCTTGTATGCGTCTGCTGGGGCAGTCATGATAAGCTGGTTGTTCCCAGATAATTAATATTACACGCTTTCATGCAATTATACAACAAAAAAGGGTTAAAACACGTTCATGAGTTTATCCATAAAGAAATAATAAAAATTGTAGGCGAGATAGGTAACACCGCAACAAGCCCCATAATAACTATTAATTTTTTACACCAATTTCTCATGTATTCATGCCTTACAAAAAAGAAAACCCGACAGAGAGGAGCCGGGTTTTCAGAGGAGGTGCTTTAATTACGCACCGGGTGAACCCCACATACCGAGAGGATCGGACCAACCGAATGAATATCTTTCACGGGCTTTATATCTTACATTGCCAGTATCGAAATCACCATCCATCGAAGTTGTTAAAGCAGTTCTTTCAAAATGCTTCATACCGTTAGGCACGTCAGTAGTTAAGAAGTAAGCGTCACTATCAGTTAGATAGTGGTTTACTGTATAACCTTCTGGTATTGCACCATTATTTCTTAATGCGTTAAGGTCGTTATCAGCTGTACCAACACGAAGTTGTGTGTCAAGCAAACGAGTAGCAACGAATTGAAGAGCTGGTGGAATAACCAACTTACGAGGTTTAGCTGCAATCAATAGACCTCTTTCATCAGTCCATGCTGCGATTTGAATCACTGCGTTTTCTAATGCTGTTTCGTTAAGGTCTGTTGGTGTTGCTTGTGTATTACTGTTAGTACCACCTGAAACTAATGGGTGATTTACTACCACATCAGGATTAGAGTTGTCATAACCAAATAATGACACACCGTCACCACCAGCAAAAGCGCCATCAAAACCATTGTTAAGAACATTAGCTGCTCTAACTTGTTTTGTGTTCGCCATTGATCGTGCAAGAGCTTTAGTATAACGAGCTGAAAGACTATCATATAGATTATCTTCAACCGCTTCTTCAGTTAAACTGAAACCTAAAGCAATTGTTACGTGGTTGTATCTAGCTGTAAAAGCTTCTTGTGCGTTATCATACGCAATAGCTGCTCCCTCATTTTTCAGAGGTGCGGCTGCAAAGCCAGCTAGTTTTGTTTCTTCTTCAAAAGAACGATCAGAAGATTCAGTTTCGTAAATCTCTTTATGTTCTTCGCCATATTTCTCATATTCTAAACCGAATAGAGCGTTAAGGCCTGGTAATAGCTCCTTAAGGAGCTGGGCTCTTGAAATTGCCATATCATATTCTCCTTAATTATACGCCTGCAGCGCGGGTGTATGAGTGAATGCCTTCATTAAACTTAATTAATAAGTCTGTGAATGCGTCACCCACGGTTGAAGTTGGACTATCTACAAAATCAACAATACGGAAAGCAATAGTGCTTGTCGCAGCTGTCGTAGCAGATACTGCCATTGTAGAATTACCAGTGGTAGTATCGCCTGATGTTGTAGGATTTACCACAGAGGTGAAATTAGTATTCTGACCTAAGTCAGTTTGTGTCACAATTCCATCCGCTTGTGCTTGAAAAATTACATCTGGGTCGTCAATAATATATGCTTGAGCATCCGATGCTACTGTAGATGCTGGCCAGTTTTGACTAAACACTATTGTGCCTAGATTAGGGTCTGTGTAAGTACAACCTACAAAAACACCAATAACACCATCAGGGAATACATCTCCGTTGTCCCCTTTGTTTCGGACAATATCAATTGTTCCATTAGTAGCGTCGATTGCAACAACCGAACCATTAAATATATTTTCTGCTAAACCAGAAGTAATCGGTAATAGACGCGTAGAGCCCGCATAAGGGGTACCGCCTATATGGTTTACCGCTTTAAGCCCATAGGGCGTAGCTGTAGTTGCCATGATTGTTTCTCCTATTTATTTTTTACCCCTTCCGAAACTTTTACCATTTTCTTGACCTTCAGCAAACTTAGGCATACGTGGATCACTTTGATTCAAATATGATTGGTCAACTGCATCAGTCTGTGCTTTTGTTTTATTTTTAACATAAGCCGCTCTTTGGTCCATCATTTCTTGAGGAGCTTTACATAATAATAGACCTCCAATTTCTATGCCTTCTTTAAATTGGCTATTGGGGTCTGCTTGTAATACGACTTCTGGGTGTTCCGAATGCTTCACCGGTTCCCAGCCTTCACGCATTTTTGAAGATACGTTCATGTTATCAGGCTCATTCAATAAAGAAACTCGAATCCAACGATAGGCCCATCCAGCTTTTTTAGTAAACTCCGGTAGGAGTGAAGCAGGTTGCCATTTCTTTGGTTCATCTTCTCGTACTTCTGTTTCTCTTGATTCTCTTTTTACCTTATCCATTTGCGTTCTCCAATTTCATAATTTCTCGTGCATATTGCTCAGGTGTTAACTTTAGTTTTTTCGCTAAAGCGACTTGCGTCTTAGTCAACCTAACTTTTTTAGGGCTAGTTGATCTGGTTGCAGGAGCAACAACATTTGAAGGTTTGCGTTGGGCGGGTTTCTCCGGTTCCAACGAATTATCCCCAAAATTTTCAGGGAATCGTTTTTGCATCGTTTCATCTATACGACGATAGTATTCGTCACTTGTAGGACTTAACCCACTCCTGACTAATTGTTCGTGCACACCTAGGGCTAGACTTGTCATTTGCTCATCTTTCCCAAACCAATCGTTATTACTTTGCCAATCTGTTGCTTTAACATCTGGCTTTGCAATTGAAGGTTGCACTTGTTGATTAGACTGTACTCTAGTTTCTGCTTCTTGTCCAGAAAAATTATATTGAGGCCTTATAGTCCGAGCCGAAGACAGCTGATATTGAGCATCATTCATTTTAGTCTGGGCGTCAATAATTTTAGTAGTGTCTCCAGAGTCATAAGCTTCCCGATAATCTCTTTGGGCTACAGACAAATCAGCCTCAAATTTACCTTGAAGTGTTTTAATATAATCTTCTTCGCCAGCGCTTAATGTGGTTTTTAGTTGATGGTTTTGTTGAATATATTGTTCAGCAAGTCTTACAGCTTCTTGTCTTTCCCGATCGGCTTTTTCTTTTTCACGTCTTTCATCATGGTGCATCTTTTTTAGTTGCGCCATACGTTGTTTAACACGTTCAGAATAATCTTCTAAAGTGTCATTTTCAACTTCTTTAACAATTTCTTCAGGCAGTGGTTCTTTGCCTCTGTCTTCAAGAGGAGTGTCATCTTCTATTTCTAAATCTAACTCATCTTGTTTAGGCTCTTGTTCTACTCTTTCAACATCTGACGTAGATTTTTCAGGGGCAGCTTTTTTACCTTCGTCTAAATCGACTTCTAGCTCCTCTCCCTTTATATCTAGTTCATCTGGTATTTCATTTATTATCTCTGCCATCTTTGCTCTCCTTATGCACTGACGTACTTATCAGCGTTGCGGTTGTGTTTGCGACGATTCCAATCTCTTGGAACCACCTGTAAATTACCTAAAGAGTGTTTACCACCTTTCGATAACGGTTGTATATGGTCAACTTCCCAAGCAAACCCTGTTTCTAAGGTTCGTTGTCTAGCTAACTCATAAATTTCTCTAAGTGCCCATCTATCTTCAGATGATACTCTTTATTCTTTATACGAAGACGCTCTTTGTTTTTAGCATAATACTCCTTCATATAATTTGGATCAGACCTAAGCACGTTCATAACCTCTAGGGTCATCAACAACTGCTTCTACTGTGTCATCTGAGATGAGTCTAAACTCTTTGCCGTGTATTTTAATTCTAGTTCCTGAGTAAGCACGAGTTATAACAAAATCCCCCTCTTTACACCACGGACCTGTTGGAAACCTAGCGTCGTCTTGATAAGCTAAATCTCCTAACTGCATAACAAATAAGACCACCGTTGCATGTTCTTGTAATTGTTTTACAGAATCTGATTTAATGATCCCACCTTCATAAGTATCTTCTGCTTCAGGCACCATACATAATATGCGGTATCCTTTAACATCAGGTAACTGTGTAGTTAGTTTAGCTAATGCTTCTTCTTCACTAACTTTCTTACCTTCAGTGGTTTCAGTATTTTTAGTTTTAATAGGTGCTCCAGAGCTGGAGACTATTGTTTTGTCTGGGGTGGCTATAGTCATTATTTACCCCTTTTCTTTGTATCTATATTTACTACACTGTCCGTAGGACTGCTTTCAAAGTCTTCGTCCTCTTTTTTATGTACTATCAACATATCACTAATCATCATTTGAACTGTATCAAATCCTCTAATCTGTCCACATGCATGTTGATAACCTCCAAGGTCTGCACCCCCTCTAGCCATGTCTTCCGTTACTTCGTTGCGTCTCTCTTTTATCTGGCTTGATAAATATAAGAGCGTTTCTTTCTCTGTCATGTTAATCCTTTTTTAGTTGTTTTCTCCATTATTGGATTCTTTCGTCTTAGGTGCATTACGCATCTGAGATTCTTTTTCCCGAAGCGCTATGTCTTGCTTCTTATTAACTGCAGCTGCGCCCATTTGTGCCCCAGCTAAAGTTTCCTGGGACTTAATACGATTTCGAGCACTTACTACTTCTACACCCATCTTAGCCCCTTCAAGTAATTCTTTTGCTTTTATTGCTTTATCGTCTGTTACTGCTTTAGCTCCTAGTTGAGCTCCTGCAATTTGTTCATTGGATTCAATCCTAGCTTTTTCTAAAATCATATCTCGTTGAACATTAGTTGATAGTTTTTCTTGCTCTAACATTAACTTACCTTTATCAAGCTCAATATCAGCCATTGTTTTCTGTGCTTTCATTTGAGTTTCCTGTTTCTTAAGCTCAAGTTCAGCTTGTTGCATTTGAATCAATGGATCTTCTTGCGCTTGCTGAGCTTGTCTTTGTTGAGCATCAGATTTATTCTGTTGTAACAGTTTTTGTGCTGCATCAGCTGAAAGCCTAGCTACTTGGTTCTGAATATTTTCTGGCATTACTTCGTCTTCTTCTGGAAGTGGTACGCCGAGTTGTACTTCAATTTGTTTTCTATATTCAAAAGCTAAATGCTCTGCTAGATGAGCTTCCATCGCTGCCTGCATTTGAGGCGCTTTTGGATTCTGCCCTAGCATCTCACGGACAAGAGGGTCGTCTCTAAATGTAGCATGTACTGCAATGTGAGCTTTTTGATCTTGGAATAAAAATGCTTTAACTGGAGTTCCGTTCACCATGTTCATATTCTCAGATACTGGGTCTAAAGGTTTAGCATCGTCGTCTGTAGGAATAAGTTTTCCTATATTTTTAACGCCTAATACTTCAAGCATCTGCCTATTAAGTTCTTTTAAGTCATAAATGTCTGGATTTTGTTGAGCCATCTGCATAACTGCTTGATACTGAACAACTTTCTGTGCCATTGTTGCAGCATTAGGGTCAGCTACAGGTATTAAATTAACCTTATCATAGTCTTCTTGTTTAGCTCCGGGAGTTCCTGTTGAAGGGTCATACTTATAATCAGAGTCTGTATAGTCTCTAATAATGTGCTTAAGTAATAAGAACTCTTTTTTCATTGAGTAATAGATACGCGCATTAACTGCTGACATTACTTTCAATGTTCGTTCGAGTATAGCGAGTGTAGAACCTACTGGAGAGTTAGCTGACATGTCAGATACTTTCATATCGGCAGCAGAAGCAAAGCGTCTACCCTCATCAATAATTTTATCCATTAATTGAGCTAATACTTGGCTTGGCTCTTTATATGGAAGATTCATTAAGTTATCACGGAGTGTTCCGGCTGCAGCATCTACATCACGCCACTCACCTGGACCAATTGGTGTATCATCACCTTTTATACGTAAGCCCCTAGTTTTAAATCCACCTGGAAGATTTGATAATGTACCTGCGTCAACTAATTGTCTTAATAGCATTGTTCCTGATTTTGAAAACGCCCCAATTAAATGAATCAGACCAAAACAATAAAACCCAAATCCTGGTATATAGCCATAATGCACAAAGTGTTCTCTGCGTTTTTTTGTACTGTCCTCTTGTTTCCAATTACGTCTAACAGATAAAATATCAGTAGTACCTTTGTCTATCGTTACAATATAAGGTAACGCTATTCCTGTTTTTCTATTTCCGTCTTTATCTTCATAACCTTCTAAGTCAAGGTTAACGTTCATTTCTAATATTTTATATCGATCATCATTAGTAGCGTCAAAGCCCATCTGTTCTGCAATTTTTTTCTCTACTTCATCTAAGTCATAGTTAGGCTCACCTAACTCTACGTCTCGATAAAAACCTAGTTCTTGTAAGTTATGTATTTCTTGTTTAGTCTTGCGCATAACATGAGTTACACGTTCGGCTGTTTCTAAGTTAGATGCACCGTAAGGCACAACCATATCTTCAGCGGGTACAAATAATGACACTTGTCGACCAAGTGCTGGGTCGTAATAAACTTTCTTAAACGCATTACCTGCTAATCCTAAACCCCATAACATTCTTTCATGTTCAGGTCTGTACTCAGGCATCATATCCATGAGTTGGTAGTTCATATTCTCTTGTACACGTTGTGCAGCTTCAATACATTCTGGAGTTTCTTTACCAACAATAGAAGTCTTCACTGGGCCTGCAGCAGGAAAGGTTTCCATCATTGTTTCAGCTTGGAATTTAACTAATGCTTCGGAGAGTAGTGGGTGATAGACAGCACATGCGCCTTCCCACGGTTCAGTACGTTCTTCAAGTTTTAACCCTAATAGCTCTAACCCATCAACATAAGTATCAAGCCAATCTTTTCTTGAGTTAACATCATTACTAAAATCTTCAAGTAAATTTGAAGACAGTTCAACTAGAGTTCCTTCATCTAATTCTTCAGCTAAGTTTTTATCAAACTCATCATCATCCATTCTATCTGGATCAATAACAATCTCACTATCACCAATACCAATAGTAACTTTTTCTGGGTCTTCTATTTCAATTTCAATAGCTTGTTCTTCAACTGCTGCTTCATCTATGCCAACTGGAGCTTCATATAGTCCTTTATCTACGTCTGCCATTGTTTATCCTTAGTCTATAATTTTTTTGCCACCCTGCAGTGGTTTTCTTGTTAATTTATCTAATTCTTCTAATTTATCTAATTCTTCTGTTGTATATAAATCGGCGTTTCCCAGTTCACCAAATGGTATAGGAGAAAACCCTTCAACTAACCCTTCAACTAAATCTTTTGCATTAGCAGAAGTAGCAGCAGTTAAAGCCGCGCCTACCCAAGGTACTTTCTTTAATATTTTTTTAATCTGAGTACCAAAATGAATTCCTTTACCCGTATCCCCTATGTTACTAGCACTATTATATATTTCTACTGGATATTGTCCTACTGAAGGTTTAGTAGAATATTTAACAGTCTTTAATATTGTTCCAGTTTTTTTAGGTCCATAATCTTCAGTTAACACTAAATTTGCTCTACCAGTAGGTTTACCCCTAATAATTTCAGGTTCAAGTTTAGTGGCCATATCTGGATTTTGAAAATAACCACCTAAGTTATTAGTGGCCTTTTTATCCATAAATATAGTTTTACCTGACTTAGGTTGTATTCCGGTTGTTTTATCTATATGCATAGCTCCACTTCTATTTCTTATAGTAGTAGCATCATCAAAGTGTGCAT